TTGTGCCATTTCTTCAGGTGAAGCAAAACCTTTTTCTTTTGCGTATGAAGTTATGTTTTGGTAAATATTCATCAGGGATGGTGATGAATTCATAACCAAGTGTTCTAAGAATCCTGGTTTATTTTTATAAGCTAATAATAATTTATTTGTTAAAAGACCTAACATCCATCTTTTTTCATAAGTCTGTTCTCCTGATTCAAAATCTCTAATTAGATTCATTACTTGTTCTGGTTCTATATCATGTTTTGCGTAATCTGCAGAATCAACTGTATTAATCATCATAATATCTTCATCAGTAAAAATATCACTAGGACTTATAGTTTGTGAAATAGTTTCTACATTAGAACGAGCACCTCTAAATTGTGTAGCTGTATCATCTTCTACACCCGCTTGTGAATCATGATGGTCTGTATGTATTTTAAATATTGGTTTACCGTGTGCAAAATCTACTAATACTGGCATTACATCACCACTAGCGTCTGGTTTTTTAACTGAGAATTCTTTATCTCCGTATTGGATTACGTTGGTACCGATAACTTCTATACCATAATTTTCAAGATAGTTTTTCATACCTAATGCTGATACAACACCGTCTAGGTCTTGATGAAAATATATTTCAGCTTTTGGGTATCTTTGTGCTAACTTATTAATATCTCTAATACCACCCTCAGTTAAAAGTGACTCATTAATAAGTTTATATTGTTGTTCTGTTACTTCTATCTTCATAATATATAAATATCTACTTATGTCTCTTATCCCACCAAAATAAATGGTTACCTATTTGTTTTGAACTTTCTTTATTATTTCTATAAGATTGTGCGATTGACCTTTTACTATTTTCTAAGTCTACAATTGTTGGATTTACATAATGATTATATTTTAATGGTGATTTATTTTTAAATCCCCTTACTAGAGATAACATTTCATCGAATCCTTTTCTTTTCTGTTCTGAAATTCTAGTTATGAGATATTCTTTCTTATCATCGACACTATTATATTTATTCCAGGTAGAATATTGTTTTGGTTTTAAAACTACATCTACCAAACTACCTTTACTTCTATGTTTTATAGTGGAGTAAATTGCAAATAACTCCTCTTTTGTACATCTATTACATTCCCCTACTAGGGTGGATGCCAAAATATAGTTTGTATATTCGTCTTTGTCCTCTGGTAGTGTAGTATCAAATAAACCTAATTTGGTCAATCCTTTGGGTCCAAGAGGGATATCATTATCTTTTTGTTTACATAAATCTATTCCCAACGTAGTGGAGAGGGTCTCTAACATAGTTGGACCATAGAACCCATCTATTTTTATACCTAACTTTTTTTGTATACGTTTGATTGCTCCCATATCTTTAGGGTCATAGTCACCATAATTAAGAATGGCACCATTATTCATCACATCATAAACAGAAATATCTACATCTCTATAAGTAGTATCACCTGTAGGGACACATTTAACTTCTTCTTGTTCAAAAAGTCTAGTATATTGGTTTTCTGTAATTATTATACGCATAAAAAAGTCGTTTACAATAAATATAACCATAAACGACTTACTTACTTAAGTAAATTAATTAATAGTGGGGATAAAAACCACTAAAATATCTTTCACCTCTATCACAAAGAATAGTGACAGCTGTTTCTTTATTATTATCTCTTAACCATTGGAATGACGCGAATATATTCGCTGCTGCACTTATACCCACACATAGACCATAATTTTTAGCTAAGTGTTTAGCACAAGTTTCAGCACATTTTGTAGATACTATTCTAACATCATCCACTTTATCTAATTCAACTAAAAACTTACTACCATCACCAATTCCCTGAATTCCATGTAGACCTGGTTCTCCACCACTCATTACTGGAGATTCGGCTGGTTCTATAGCTACTACCTTTAAATCCCTCCATTTAGTTTTTAAGTAACCAGTAGTACCCATTAAAGTACCCCCCGTACCTGTACCAGCTACAAAAACATCTGGATGGGGTAAAAGTAAGTCGTTATATTCTGTATGAATTTCTGGACCTGTAGTTTTATAATGTGCTTCAATATTTAACTCATTATGAAACTGATTACAGTTAAACCAACCCTCTTCCTCACATTTTTCATCTCGTAACTGAATTGCACCATCAAAATCACCTTCACCCACCTCTATTAAAGTTGCCCCATAATGTCTAAACATATTTTTACGTTCTTCGGACATATTAGAAGGCATTATAATAACCATTTTATAACCTCTTTCCGCTGCTAACATAGCGAAAGCTATCCCACTATTACCAGATGTAGCTTCACAGATAGTATCTCCTTTTTTAATGACACCTCTTTTTTCAGCGTCATTAATTATATAAGTAGCCATTCTATCTTTAACCGAACCACTAGGGTTCATAAATTCAGCTTTACCCCATACGGTCATTTTACCAATTCTTATTGGAATTAGAGGTGTGTTTCCTACGTAATTTGATAATTTTACTGACACTAATCTTCTATTTCTACGTTAAACTTGTCTCCTTGTTGAATTTTATCTATAACATCTAGTCCTTCTATCACCTTACCAAAACATGTGTGGTTTCTATCTAAATGTTGTGTGTTTTGTCTTCCGTGACAAATAAAGAATTGTGAACCTCCAGTATTTCTACCTGCATGTGCCATAGATAATACACCTTTATCGTGGTGTTGGTTTTCACCATCTAATTCACAATCAATTTTATAACCTGGACCACCCATTCCATTTCCATTAGGGCAACCACCTTGTACTACAAAATTAGGTATTACTCTGTGAAAATTAAGGTCTTTATAAAAACCATCTTTTGCTAATTTAACAAAATTATCTACTGTATTTGGTGCGTCTTTTTCATAGAACTCTACCACCATAGTTCCTTTGTCTGTGTTAATTTTACCTTTCATTTTTTAACTTATTTATTTCTCTATTTATGTACCAATTTGCTTTTTCCAAATCTTCTAATGTATTTAATTTTTTACCCACTCTGGATATATATTTTACAGCATTACCTAAATTAAAACCTAGGTCCCAAGCCTCAATAACTTTAATTGCTTCATATGGATTATCTTTACCCCCATAATGACTAGGGTGATTAACCATTTCAGCTTGTTCTCTATTATATTTTATTATTTCTTCTTGTGTTGGGTACTTACTCATTTTTTTCTATTTACAATATCCTTAATTTTAGTGTATGGTGTATCTTTTAAATCATTTTTATCGTACTTGGTATAAATGTATTCTTTTAATGAGTCAATATCAACCCTCTCTGAACCATAAATGCTTATTATTTTTGCTGAAGTTTCATTTTCATTTGGAAACACTAGTGTGGTGTATCCAGTTTCTTTGGTTATTCTTTCTGTAAACTCTTTTAAGTTACCTATCGATATAGTGGATTGTTGTGATAACTTAAGTATCATTATAGGTTTATAATCTTCTAAAGCGAGTTCTTTAGCTATTTTTTTTACTGAGGTATATTTGTTTTCCATTAGTTCATACACATTGGTGGATATCCTTTGATAATAGTTTTAAATATTTTATCCATATTTGTAACTTTAAGTTTGGGTTCTATATCACCTTCTATCATTATGGCCATAATGTCAGCCATTTGTTCCCCCGATAACATAGGTTCACCATCTTTTTCAAAGTTCTCTTCCGCTTTTACCCTAACTAAATCAAAAAATTTATTCATATCCACGTCTAATGTACTAAACATATCTGTCTTAGCTTGTTTATCATTCTCAAAAAAGTTTTTGAGTTGTCTAAGATATATTTCTATATTAACATCCATAACCATAAATATTACTTAGGAAATATTTTTATCTCTTTTGTAGCACTAACTAAGTCCCCCCATACACTGTCTTTTTTATATCTAGTAGCTCTAACTTTATGGTTGTCTATGTAATGATACTCTGTAACGTCTTCGTGGATTCTCGGTTTACCAAAAATTATATAATGCCATCTTACTTCATTATCTCTTAACCATTGTTCAGTAATTTCTCTATGTTCCTCTTTTCTAGATGTAAAAAAGGTGATTATATTTCCTTCTTCATACCATTTATTAATTGTTTCTATTGAATTATTGTATGGTTTTGCTTTAGCCATTCTCTCAAATTGTTCGTTTGGGATGTCGTCACAAATAGTCCCATCAATGTCTATAATATAATTAGTTTTACTAACTTGTTTCCTAATTTGTCTATAACCAACCA